GTTACCTGATGCTGCTCAATGGGAAGCAAGGAATGTAGAGAATCAGTTAAGAACTCCTCAACCATACGTTAAGTCTCCTCTGTGGCCTGCTGGACCTCCTGCATCTTACGTACCATCAACTCGTCAACCTGTTGTGAAGTTGGATGGTATTGGAGCCCTGTTGACAACAGAGGATGATGTGAGTACTATTGACTTGGTTGGTGTCTCTAATAACCCTGCAATTGCTGAGTTCGTATAACCACTTCTGTATGACAATACAAGTATAACACTATTTGAGGGTAGTGTCAAGTCTTTAGTCTGCCTAATGTAAATCCAGATGGAATAGGGTCAGTTTTCTTTACAAACCTCTCTTCAGTAAGGTTAGTAATCCAGCACCAGTTTTTAGATCCAGGTGTTCCTACCTTACTCCAAGACTCAAGGTTAGGGGGGTTACGAAAATAACGAACTTCACCAGTAATGTTGTGTTGGTACCGCTTTGTTCCTTTTGGAATTGCCATGCTATAATCTACCATAGTAAGATTATTTATGAGGATAAATAGTAAGAGAAGTTATCCCTAAGAACATTGGCAAGTATTAAAGTAAGTGAGCTGCCAGCATTAACAGTCATCACTCCTAATGACGTGCTCATTCTCAACGATGAGGATGCGACTACGTCGAAGATTACAATTTCAAATTTCACAACATCCTTTATTGGTCAGAATCTTCCCTTCACAGGCATTGTGAATTTTGGAGGAGTGACTACTTTTGGAACTGGATCCAATCCGGCTTTTAACTCTGAGGTTACCTTTAATCAGAAAGTAGTTTTTAATGGTCCCATTGACATTTCTGCATCCTCAACAGGAATTGCTCTTGGAACTCTGAGTGATGTGACCCTTCCGGGTTCTATTACTGATGGAAACATCCTGACTTGGGATGCTGATTATGATAATGGTGTAGGTGTTCCTGCAGGACAATGGGTTTCTGCTTCCCCTGCATTCTCTGAGATCAGTCAGGACACCACACCCACTCTGGGTGGTAACCTTGACACTAACAACTTTGACATTACTGGTCCTTCTGATGCTAACATTGAGGTAGCACCTGTTGGAACTGGTAAGTTTGTTGTTAAAGGTGAAACCACTGCTCAGGTTGATGCATCCATCACTCTGAATTGTTGGAACAACAATCACGGAGTGACGATTAAGTCTCCTCCTCACGCTTCTGCATCTGTTTATACTCTGATCCTCCCCGATAATATGGGTTCGAACGGTCAGGTTCTTTCCACGAATGGAACATCTGAAACCAGTTGGATTTCAGTTGCCACGGCAGCACAAGGTGCTAAGGCAGACAGTGCAGTTCAACTGAATGCAGCTCAGACTATTCCTGAGGCAGCAGATGACGGAGCAGCAGCAACAGCTGGTGTGGTTGTTGGTGGCATTTATCGCACTGGAAACGACCTCAAAGTGCGACTTGCTTGATTATAAATAACTAAAAAAATAGGAGGTAACAATGGCTGCATCGCTTAAGATTAGCGAGTTGAACGCAGTTGCATCTCTGTCTGATAGTGATCTTTTCCTTATAACTGATTCATCAGAGAGCACATCAAAGAAACTTACAGTTTCTGCCCTGACATCGCACCTACGTGATCCGGTTTATGCGGCACTAGGTCATACTGCAGGCGCCACTAATATGGGCGTTTTCACGGGCGCACTTCTCGGTGACAATAAAACGGTTAAACAACTGTTCCAAATAGTTGCTAATGCTGTTACTTCCGAGATTGCAACTAGAACGGATGCAGATGCAGTTCACACCGCAGCTGTTGCCGATCACGACACTCGACTTGGGGTTCTGGAAACAGATCCAACAACCAAGTCATACGTTGACACCGCCATCGCCGGTGTCAGAGATAATGCACCTGAAAATCTTGACACACTCAACGAGCTGGCAGCAGCTCTGGGTGACAACCCTGACATTATTACAACACTTCAGGCTGAACTAACCGATTATAAAGCATACATTGAAGCAAGGAACCTGGAAGCAGGACTAGCTCTCGGTGATCTGTACGTAGAAGAACTTACTGGAGGCTAAATGGCATCTCTCACAAATCTCGCCACTTCCAACCTTGCGTTGAAAGGTGCGGGCACAACCTATAATTACATCAATCGATTTTTTGCAACAAAAGCTGAGGCTGATGCAGCCCTGGCTGATTCATCCTGGTCACCTGTAGCTGACAGGCTCAATGCTTGTCTGACTGGCGACCAAGGACTTCTGGTTTATAACGCCAGCACACAGGCACTGGTTCTGGCTGACGCCGCCACCAGAGCTTATATTGACGCTCAACTGGCAGCACTGACAGGTGATGCACCTGCACTGTTGAATACACTGGGTGAGATTTCGGACGCTCTTAATGACGACCCCGATTATTTCAACACCGCAGCTACAGCAAGAGCTGCTAACACCGCTGCTATCACAGCCGAGACAACACGTGCAACCGCTGCTGAAGCAGCTATCCAGGCCGATGTTGATCAGAACGAAGCTGATTGTGACGCAGCCGTCGCTGCTAATGAGGTTCACATTGATAACCTGGCTACACTTTCTGGTGTTGCTAAGGACTCTACTAACCTCGGAACATTCACTGGAGCTGTTATCTCTGATAACGGTACAGTCAAAGCTGGTTTGCAGGAACTGGAAACCAAACTGGATCTCACCGCTGCTGGTAACCTCAGCGATCTCAACATCGATGGTGGTGCCGTAACTTATGTGGAAGGATCAGGTTCCCTGGTTTCTACCGCTGGTTTCGCAACCTCAGGTGCCATCACCGCTGGTGGTGCAGTTTCACTGACTGGTACAACCAGCATCAGTGGCACATTCAAGCTTGGTGGAACGACTATCAGCGCTTCTGCTGCTGAACTGAACTACACCGATGGTGTCACTTCTAACATCCAGACTCAACTCGATGCCATCCAGGCTGACGTAGATCAGAATGAGTCGGATGCCGATACCGCACTGGCAACCAAGGCTCCTCTCGCTTCTCCTGCACTGACAGGAACACCGACAGCTCCTACCGCTTCTCAGAGTGCTGGTACGACACAGATCGCTACCACCGCTTATGTGGACACAGCAGTTGCCAACCTGATTGACAACTCACCTGGTGCTCTCGATACACTGAAAGAACTGGCTGATGCTCTTGGCTCTGACGCCAACTTCTCTGCCACAGTTACTTCTAGTATCGCAGCTGTTCAGGCTGACGTCAACCAGAACGAACTTGATGCAGACGCGGCTATCGCAGCTGTTCAGGCTGATGTGGACCAGAACGAAGCTGATGCTGATGCAGCAATTGCAGCAAATGAAGTTCACATTGACAACGTGGCAACCCTGTTGGGTATCGCTAAGGATGGTGTCAACTTCGGAACCTTCTCTGGTTCAACTGTTGGTAACAACCTCACCCTGAAGACAATTCTCCAGGCACTGGAAACTAAGGCAGAAGCCATCCAGGCTGATGTTGATCAGAACGAGAGCGATGCTGACACAGCAATCGCCACTAAACTGCCACTGGCTGGTGGTACCCTGACAGGTAGTTTGGTTGTCCATCGTGACTTCCCTGACCTCCAACTGAAGTCTAATCAAGAGAAGAGAGTCCTCTTCACTGATGCAGGTGGTGGTGCTACAGGCGCCATTAAGAACGTCAGCTCTTCACTTACATTCTTCGCTGGTGGAGTTGCTGGTGGTAACCTGGAAATGACAGTCGCCTCTGATGGCGTCGACGTCTCCGCACTGAAGATTGACGGCACCGCCGTTACTGCAACTGCAACTGAACTCAACTATGTTGATGGTGTAACCTCCAATGTTCAGACTCAACTGGACGCTAAGGCACCTCTGGCTTCACCTGCACTGACAGGAACACCTACTGCTCCTACTGCTGGTGCTGGAACCAACACCACTCAAATTGCTACCACGGCATTTGTGACTGGTGCTGTTTCTGATCTGGTTGACGGTGCTCCTGGTGCTATCAATACACTGAACGAACTGGCAGCAGCTCTCGGAGATGACGCCAACTTCTCAACCACCGTCACTAACAGCATCGCTGCTAATGAGGTTCACATTGACAACGTGGCAACCCTGCTGGGTATCGCCAAAGACGGTGTGAACTTCGGTGCCTTCAGTGGTTCCACGGTTGGTGACAATCTCACCCTGAAGACAATCCTTCAGGCTCTGGAAACCAAGGTGGAAGCAGTTCAGGCCGATGTGGATCAGAACGAAAGCGATGCTGACACAGCAATCGCCACCAAACTGAACCTGGCTGGTGGTCAACTGACTGGTGACCTTACTCTTAGAAAGAGTGATGGTTCTGCAGTTGCTCTGGTACTGAGCAGACAAGACCACGCAGACATGAGTTGTGTGTGGAAGATTCAACCTTCTTACGTTAGTGCAACTAAAGAAGTTCTGACAGTCCTGGCAAATGGACAAGTAGTCGCTCACTTTGATGAGAGACAGAGAGTCGCTATCAACATGACTGATCCAGATTACACTCTGGATGTTGGTGGAGATGGTCACTTCTCTACTAACCTGGTTGTTGATGGAACATTCACCCTTGGTGGTGTTGCTGTTACTTCAACAGCTGCTGAACTGAACATCCTTGATGGTGTTACAGCCACAGCCGCTGAACTGAATGCCCTTGATGGAATCACTTCTACAGTTGCTGAGTTGAACATCCTTGATGGTGTTACCGCCACCGCTGCTGAGCTTAACGCTCTCGACGGAATCACGGCAACAGTTGCAGAACTGAACTACACTGACGGTGTTACTTCTAACATCCAGACTCAGTTGGACGCTAAGCTTTCAGCAGAGACGATTACACTCACCGCCTTGAAGGCAGTGGTTGCCGCCTCTTCTGACTTCGGTGACCTCCAGACACGAGTCGCTGCACTCTGATACTAAATATAACATATCGTCGCCGCGGAGGGGCCTGGCAAAATCCAGGTGTCCCTCCCTTTTTTTGTCTAAATATCTAAAAGTAATCCTACCCAATAATGAACCTAATCAAATTAAGACAACAGGTCAAAAGATTAGTGGCTAGACAGATTGCTATCAACTCCCCGGTTTTCGCTCATGTTAGTTTTGATGGTTCTGCTGGGAACAGCTTTGATGGCTCTACCATCGCTGGTGATAACATCAAAAGTGTTACACGAACCGGCGAAGGCATCTTCAAAGTAGAATTCACCACTGCACACTCTACTGGTAACTACACAGCAGTTGCATCTGCTGGTAAAGGTAACCATACTTCATCTGGACGTTCGGTCTCAGTTGACGAGTATACCACCACCCACGTCACACTGAGAGTGGAGAGAACCGATACTGGTTCACAGCAGGATGAGGAGTACATCGCTCTGGTGGTACTCGGTAAATAAATAAAAATGATTGATGATGAAACTGAATATGAATGGGAAGGTACAGTCCGACTGCAAATTGAGGCAGTTTATGCTCTGAGGAGTGTACTTAAGTATTGCCTTGAGACTTGGCCTGGATCTCCCGCCCGTCCAACAGAGGAACAAGAATTCCTCTTCACCATGATTGAATTGATGAATCGATTAGCTTTAGAACATAGCTTCTACATTCTAGACCCGGAGTCTGATCATGAGTGAAAAAGAACAACCTAAAAAGGATGAGGAACCCAAAAAGGGTTTTATAACCAAATTAAAAGAGTCGGTAGATGATAAGGAAGAGCAACTTGCAATTTTCTCTACTTTTGTCCGCCTTGGTATTCTTGTATGGAGTGGTGCAATTCTCACTCTGGCCTACATTAAACTACCTCCCAAACTGGGAATCCCCGAACAGAAACTCGACCCCACCTTCATAGCCTCAGTCTTTACTGGTGTGCTTGCAACTTTTGGTGTTCAGGCAACTAAAGGAAAGAACGGTGGTGCTAATGGTGGCATCGGTAAAGCCGACCTACAGAAACTAATTGACGCAGCTGCACAGACGGCACCTGCACAGACTATTCGAATTGAACAAGGTCCTGTTAAGTTACAGACTGCAGAACCTCCCATTGTCCCTCCTACAAAATAAGATCATGCAAAAAGTATTCAATGTATTTTCAACCGTTGCTTTCGTTGGTGTTCTTGCCATCGGTGGAGCAGCAGGTTATGTTGTCCTGAATAAGGAAGCAATTACCGACAACATCAAATCTCAACTCACTGGAATGATTGGTGACGCTGTTGGTGGTGCAGTCGGAGACATTCCCAACTTGGTTGGTGGTAACTCTGCTGGCAGTGGACTTCCTGCTCCATCTTCACCTGCTGGCAGTGGACTTCCTGTCCCATTCTAAATAAAAGAAAAGGCAGATAGATGAGCATTTCATCCCCACAGAACAGAGATGAGTTCAAACAATATTTGTTGACAAAACTTGGCGCTCCTGTTATTGAAATCAATGTCGCTGATGAACAGTTAGACATTGTCATTGATGATGCTTTTCAATACTTTAATGAGCGCCAACACTTCTATGGTACAGAGAGGATGTACCTGACAACTAGAATTACATCTCAGTTTGTTAGTTCGTTTGCCTCTTTTACTGTAAAAGAAACTCCCCAGTCTGGTAGTAATCCAGATGCTCCTATCCCTGGAAGACCTACAGTCTCCAAAGAAGGAATGGTTGATGAGTTGACGCTCATTAGTACTGGAGAAGGATATCCAGTTAATGGTACTCCACAAAGTTATATCAATACAACTGCTGAGAACGAGTTGGATATTGACACTGAGAGTGAATTGAACATTCAAACTGATGATGAAGATAACATCATCTATGAAACATCAGCAGGTGAATCTAAGGGAGCAGGACTGACAGTCAATATTGGACCACAAAGAACGACTAAGAGTGGTATTACTACGGTCACGATTTACAATCCTGGTGAAGGATACTCCGTAGGTGACATTGTAAGCATCAATGGTGGTAACCCTGCTGCTTTGTTTGAAGTCACAAAGATTACAGGTGAGGCACCTGTCTTTGAGAATGTACCTATTCAAGTACAGAATAACTATCTGGTCCTACCAGATGATGTGGTAGGGGTCAATGAGGTTCTGCAAGGTAGAGGAACAGACCTGGTGGGGATTTTCCCTGGTGGTTCTGTCTTCCCTATCCTAATGGGTGGTATCTTAGGTAATGACCAGGCCTGTGGGGACACAGGTTATAGTCTGGTGAGTTATGTGGCTATGATGGAATACATGGCAACTCTGGAGTTCCTGTTCTTCCCTCCCATTCAATTCAACTGGAACCAGAGAACACATAGATTGTTTATTGATTCCAACAACTTCCGAGGTGGTGGTTCGAGTGTCGGAGGTGGTGGAGGTAAGTTCCTCGCACTTGATTGTCAGGTGAAACCTAGTCCTGATGTCTATCCTGACCTCTATAATGACCTGTGGTTAAAAGAATATGCCGTCGCACTGACCAGGTGTCAGTGGGGTAGAAACCTTACTAAGTTCAACCAGGTCAATCTTCCTGGTGGTATCACTATGAATGGAGACCAAATCCTTTCTATTGGTAGAGAAGATCTGAAGTTACTGAAAGAAAGGTTTGCTATGGATTGGGCAAATCCGGTCCTTGATGAGGTGGGTTGATGCCAACTACAAATCCGTTCTTTACTGCTACTACTGGTTACTCAGGGGAACAGAACCTTGTAGATAATCTGGTCATTGAACAGATTGCTATGTTCGGTCTTGACCTTCTCTACATGCCCAGAGAGAACCTGAACCTGGACACCCTAATGCACGAATCAACAGAGAGTGCTTTTGAACTAGCACTGTCTATTCCAATGTATCTCAAGTCATTTGATGGTTACGATAACTCCCTTGAGATGCTCACTAAGTTTGGTGTGAGAAGTTCTGATGAGATTACATTGGTGATGTCTAGGACCCAATGGAATGCTTATTATGCTCCTACGGTAAAGTCATTCTATAATGCAAAGAATGGAGTCCCAACCGACACTCCTAATGATCCACTGAAGGGTGAGATTTCTAGAAGACCCAAGGAAGGGGATGTTATCTACTTCCCTTATGATGACGGATTATTTGAAGTCAAGTATGTTCAATTCGACTCACCTTTCTTCCAATTAGGAAGAGGTTATGTCTTTGAATTACAGTGTGAGAAGTTTGAATACTCTGGTGAGAACTTTGACACTGGTATTGATCAGATTGACAGAGCAAATATCACCTCTACATTCCCAGACCTACAGTTGTTGGTCAATGAGGGTGGAACATCTAATTTCCAACTCAACGAAAGAGTCAAGATTTACAACCTCACTGATGTTGACATCGGTTTACTGTCCACTCAAAATGGTGATCCTATTTTAACAGAAGATTTGAAGTTTATTGATCCTGATGGAATTGATTTCTTCCAACTGTATAAGGATCCCGGTTTCTTACATCGTGTTATGGTTGTAGAGGGAACTGTGGCAAGATGGAATGGAGCGAAGAGAGAGTTAAACCTTACTAATCTTTCTGATATGAATCCAGATAGGTTAGATTTACAGACAGGAGATGTCACAATCAATGATTTTGCAAAGGTTCTGGTGATTGGAGAAACGACCGGAGCATCATGGACATCTTACAACGCACAGGCAACGCCCAAGGCATTTGATGACGCGAAAGAGATTCAAGATGAGTTTAATAAAATCAAAATTATGGACCCCGCAGACACCAACCCCTTCGGATTCTACTAAATACTTCTGACGACTACGTGGAATCCCCATGAACGGGAAGTATTTTTATCATCAAATCTTTCGTAAAAGCATCCTAGCATTTGGCACGCTTTTCAATAATATTATTGTTAAGCGTAAGAAACCAGGTGTTGATAGACCTACTGGTGACAAGTCCTTGGAAAGTTTCAAGGTGCCGGTACAATATGGACCCTATCAGAAGTATTTGGCAATCATTGAGGCAGAACCTGCTGAACAAAGACAGCAGACTCAAATCTCACTGCCTAGGATTTCGTTTGAGATTAAAGGTTTGAACTATGATGGTTCCAGGAAACTGGTTCCAACTCAGTTTGCAAAAACTGTACCTACATCTGGAGATGAGAAGGGGAGACCAGTTCAGTATTCTCAATACCTTCCTGTTCCTTATAACTTGGAGGTTGAACTGGCAATCATCGCCAAGAATCAGGATGATGGACTTCAAATTCTGGAACAAATCCTTCCTAACTTCCATCCCTCACTCAATGTTTCTATCGAAGTTATCGATGTTACACACGAGGAAAGAGACATTGCAATCGTCTTGAATGGTGTAGGTTATCAGGATGATTATGTGGGTGATTACACCCGGAGGAGAACTCTTATCTGGACTTTGAATTTTACAGTTAAGACCTACTTGTTTGGTGCGGTCGATGCTCAAAAAGATATCAGAAAGATTACTCTGGATTATCGTACGGACATCGTCAAGAGAAACACAGAACTCCGTTACTCCGCAGAAGTGGAATCAACATTGGTTCCTCCTGTTCCCAGAGACGAGGTCGATCCCCTCAAACCCGAAACCTACAAGGTTGTTGAGTCATATGAGGATATCTTCGGTAATGACCAAAGTTATTTCGGACTCGACAGCGAGGATTACTAATGGACAACACTTTCAATTCATTAGACCAAACATTTGATATCACCGAAACTACTGAACCTGCACCTAAACCAATGAAGAGGGTAAAACCTATCATTGAAGTAGATAAAGGTGAAGATAGAGAAAAGGATTACACCTATGCTCGTGCTCAACTCTATGATATTGTAGAGAAGATGCAAGAAAGTCTGAATGATGCTATGGATGTGGCACAACAAAGTGAACATCCTAGAGCGTTTGAGGTTGTCTTCAATGGTGCAAAACACACTGCTGACATTGTCGATAAACTAGCAGACCTACATAAGAAAATGAATGACTTAGAGAAAGAGGACCCCAAACCTACTGCCACTAATGTCCAAAATAATATGTTTGTTGGTTCAACATCAGAACTTATGAAGATGCTTAAGGAGAACTCATGAGGACTTACAACAATTTTACAGAAGAGATCAGTTCTCGTCGTTTGGCAGAACTGAAGGCAAAGGGTAAGGGCTCAGCTGCGGCTCAAAAGATGGCTGCTGATAACTTAAAACCTATGGAACGCAAGTTCAATAACATGGGGTCATCCACACAAAAAGTTCCGAAGGCACTTCCTGGTTCTTCGGGAGGGGCATTGGCAGTAAGACCTGCTAATAAAGGTGCTGCTTTGGTAAGAGCAAAGAAAGGACCTCAAGCAAAAACCAAACCCAAAAAGAATAGCATGATGGGTAAGGTTGGCAACAAACCAGGAAGTTCCAGAGGAAGTGTCCAAAAACCTGTTCCCGATAAAACTTATCCTGCTAATAAAGTAGATAAAAAGAAAAAGGATAAAGTTTGTCCAAAGGGAACCAAACTGGACAGAAAGACTGGCAAGTGTGTGAAAAAAGATAGTATTCTGAAAAACATTGCCAAACAATTCAGACCCGATGGATTGGAAGATGCCGCAGTGGGTAAGGAAGGTGGTAACCTTAGTGGTGGTTCTAAAAACATCAGTAGAGCCAAGGTAAACTAACCCTAAATAAACACATAAAGAACTGAACGCAAAAGCGATGAGCACATCTAAAAGATTAGAGGACACTCTAAACAACCTCGACCTGGATTCTTCTGCCGAGCAGTTGAAAGAAAGGGTCATCTCCAATAGTATGAAAAATATTAAGGAGAGAATGTCCGGTTTGGACATTCAGGTTGAGAGACAGAAGCAAGAAGTTGTTGCTGAAGAGCAAAAACCACACTATGATAAACTTGAACTTGCTGATGTTGCTCGTGGAATCTACCGCGACAACATCAATCCTCTAGAGGAGAAGGCAAAGGTAGAGGTAACAAAACCCAGCACGATTGCAAGTCGTGCTAACATGAAGGCTATCAGTCGTTCCCTTGCTGGAATGAGAACTTCAGGTAATGAGGGTAAGACTTCTCCTGTAGGACCTAATGGAGTAGGTAACCTGGGTAAATTGTCTCCCACAGGTGAGAATGGTTCTGGTAATGTAGGAACTAATACTGTCAGTGGTAACTATTATGCTCTGACCACAGACATGACTCTGGAAGAGTATGAGCAGTATGTTCAGGGCATTTTTGAGGGTGATGATTGTGAGTGTCAACACAAGAAAGAAAGGAAACTAAGAGATAAAAAGAAAGAGGAAATTAATGAGGAACTGCCCAAGTTTAATCCACTAGCAGGTTTAGCCGACATGGCTGTCAGAGGCATCTCTGGTGCTGCTAGAGGTCTTTCGAAAGGTGGTGCAGTCCGTAAAATTGGTGCTGGTAGTAGTGCCATGAGAGCTGGTTCTGCTGGTTCTGATTCTAAAAGAGAAACAACTAAGGAAGATGTCGTTCATGAACTCGAACAAAGGCTTGTCACACTGGGTAGCACTGACTGGATTCAGGTGGACCAGGTATTGCGTGAAATGGCTAGAGAACTGGACGTTGCTCCCCGAACTCTGTCCAGAGAATTCAAATCAATTCACGGCATCTATCCCGACAAATGGATTAAAGAACACCTGAACATTGAGATGTGTGGTTACATGCCACTGGAAGAGGCTGCTAGACTGAATAAGTGTGGCACTATCTATGAAGTTTCTTTCATGTTCCGTGGTGGAACTAACAGACTGAAGTTCTTCTGGCCTTTCCCTGGTGTTGCAACCAGAGAGGACATGCAAAGAGAGGTTGAGAAGTTCTGGCCGAAGGCAAAACTGATTGCTTTCTATCCCACTCAGGATAACCTGGAACAGAGTAACTTTATGGTAATGGCACCTCCTGTTACTGAGAACTATAAGTTCCTGCAACCAGAAGAGTGGACTGAAGTTCCCGAGTACATCAACGAAGCAATCGAAGAGATTGCTGCTGAACTTGGTGAACCCATTTCTCCTCTTATGAATGAGGAAGGTGGATATGCCCTGTGGATTGAAGATCATGACACTGGCGAACAGACAGAACTGCACCTAAATGAGGAAGGTTTACGTGACTGGTTTGGTAAGTCATCTTCCAAAGATGGTAAGTCCGGATGGGTCAATGTAGTTACAGGAGGCACCTGTGCTAGTGATGAACCTGGAGAGGGAACACCTAAGTGTGTGTCTTCATCCAAGCGTGCATCTATGAGTGAGGCAGAACGTAAGTCTGCTTCTCGTCGTAAGAAGGCAGCTGACCCCAACCAACAGTCTAAGTCTGGTGCTGCTAAACCTACCTATGTGATCACTGATAAAAAGACCAAGAAAGAAAGTGTTGACTGCCCAGTGTGTGGTGAAGACCCCTGTCAGTGTCTGGAAGGAACTATCAGTGAAGAAAAGGATAAGAAAGGAAAGGGTTCAGGCACCAAAGATGCTTGTTATAATAAGGTCAAGTCTCGTTATAGCGTCTGGCCTTCTGCTTATGCTTCAGGCGCTCTGGTAAAATGTCGTCAGAAAGGTGCCGCTAACTGGGGTAACTCCTCCAAGAAAGAAGAGGTAGAATACATGGATGAGAACCGTCGTGCGGCTCGTGCTGCCGGTGGTTATGTGGATGACGGCAAGAAGCAGCCAGACCCCAGTAAGCCTGGGTTCACTGGTGTTGGTAACATGAGCATCAAAGATATCATGAAGATGAATAAGGACATCGAGAAGCGTACTAAGAAAGAAGAGGTTGATTACGTCTCTGAGGGAAAGACTAAAGCCTCCATCGGAGCCGGTGTCGGTGATGTTGGAGGCAAGGTTGCTGGTGGTTTAGCTGGTGCCGCTCTTGGTTCTCCTATCCCCGTTGTGGGTTCTGCCATTGGTGGAGCGTTAGGTGCTAAAGTTGGTGGTGCCCTGGGTGCCGCTGGTGGAGCAGCACTGGGAGCCAAGAAAGGTCGTAGAAAGTCAGCTGCCGCAGGTGCAGCCACTGGTTCAGTTCTGGGTGGAACACTTGGAGCCGGTGCTGGTGGTGCTATTGCTGCTGGTTACGAACCTGAAGGTGAGATGTTAGACGAGAAACTAGGTGGTGCCGGTTCCTTGGTTAGACAGGGCATCAAACTTGGTGGTAAGAAAGGTGGTCGTGCCGTTCAGGCAGGAACCACTGCAGCCACAAAAAAAGGTAAAGAGGTAGCTGCTAAAGCAAAACAAGGTGGTGAAGGTGCCGGTAAGAATGAGAAACTAGGTGCCAAGATTGGTGGAACACTTGGAGCCGGAGCCGGTTTCTTTATTCCTGATGGTCCAGCTATGGTGGCCGGTGAAATCGCTGGTGGAGTTGCTGGTTCTAAACTTGGTGGAGCCATTGGTAAGAAGTTCGATAAGAAACCTGCTACAACAACTTCCGAAGAGGTTGAGAATGTTGATGAGGCATGTTGGAAAGGTTATGAGAAGAAAGGAATGAAGACTATGTTTGGTAAGAGATATCCAAACTGTGTCAAGAAAGAAGAGTATAAGACAGATAAGAAATACGATGCCCCAAAGGTTCCTGGTAACTTACAGGACAAGGATAGAGCTGAAAAGTTGAATGACTTTACAGCAGAAAAACCTGCTAAGGGTGGTAAGAATTACATGAAAGAGGCGTCACCCGCTTGGCAGAGAAAGGAAGGCAAAAGAGAGTCTGGTGGTTTGAATCAAAAGGGTGTTGATTCTTATAGAAGAGCAAACCCTGGTTCGAAACTGAAAACAGCAGTCACAACAGAACCATCTAAACTTAAAAAAGGTGGCAAAGCTGCTGGACGCAGGAAGTCATTCTGTTCTAGAATGAAAGGTATGAAGTCTAAACTGACTTCTGCTAAAACAGCAAGAGACCCTGATTCCAGAATCAATAAGTCACTGAGAAAGTGGAATTGTTAATCTGAGAGTTTCCTGAGAATAAATACCTCCGATAAGGAGGTATTATGTCTGAAGAAAATAAGGTAGTCAGTGCCTCTGATGACACTAAACTAGCAGTTCCTCTACGGAATCTGATTTCTATTCTAGGTGCCGTAGCAGTTTCTACCTGGTGTTATTTTGGTGTCATCGAACGACTGAATAAGATAGAATCTACACTTGAATCACACTGGGAAGAGATTGAAGAGAATGATGATTGGATTGATGAGTTCCAACCACCCAAAGCAGTGCAAGATACTGTTGAGAGAGTGAGGGACTTGGAAATCAGAATAAATATACTGGAGACGAGACTAGGAAATGATTGAATTTGTGCCTCTTGTGAATGGAAGCGTTGGTTTGCTCTTCTTTTCTGTTCTCATTCTTTGTTATAAACTGGTAACTTACGATGGCTGATACCGCTTACAAGGCAAATCCTCTCCTTAAACAGAGAGGAGTAGAGATTGCCTACTCAAAGGAACAAATTAAAGAGGTAATGAAGTGCGCCAGTGACCCTGAGTACTTCCTCGAACACTACATCAAAGTTATTTCATTGGATGAGGGTATCATTCCTTTCATTCCTTATCCATTCCAGAGAGAACTGGTGGATAGTTTCCATAATAATAGATTTACCATCTGCAAACTACCGAGGCAGAGTGGTAAGTCAGTGACTGTGACTGCTTACCTTATTCATCAAGCAATCTTTAGAGACAACATCAACATTGCTATTCTTGCTAACAAGCGAGAGACGGCATTTGAATTGATGGCAAAATTGCAAACTAGTTATGAGAACTTACCCAAGTGGATGCAACAGGGGATCCTTGCATGGAACAAAGGATCAATCGAATTGGAGAATGGTTCTCGCATTACAGCTTCTAGTACTTCTAGTAGCGCTGTTCGTGGCTTCTCGTACAACATCGTAATGCTGGATGAGTTTGCGTTCGTTCCAACCAATGTCGCAGACGATTTCTTTAGTTCAGTTTATCCTACGATTTCATCTGGTAAATCAACCAAGGTCATTATTGTTTCTACCCCTAACGGGATGAACCACTTCTATAAGTTGTGGCATGATGCAGAGAGAAATAAAAATAGTTATAATCACATTGAGGCACACTGGAGTGAGGTTCCAGGTAGAGATGAGAAGTGGCGACAAGAAACAATCGCCAACACATCAGAACAACAGTTCCAACAGGAATTTGAGTGTGATTTCATTGGATCTGCGGGCACACTTATCAACCCTGCCAAATTAAAGACACTGGTTTATGAAGATCCCATTGAGACATCAGGTGGATTGGATCTCTATGAGATGCCAAAGAAAGACCATGAGTACCTGATGACGGTGGATGTCAGTAGGGGAATGAAACTAGATTACTCTGCATTTCTTATCTTTGACATCACCGCTTACCCACATAAACTGGTAGGTAAGTATAGAAATAATGAAATCAAACCCATGTTGTTCCCTGACATCATTGTTCAGGTAGCAAAGCAATTCAACAATGCCTGGATCTTGTGTGAGGTGAATGACATTGGTGACCAAGTTGCCTCCATTATCTTCTATGATATGGAGTATGAGAACCTCCTAATGACCTCTATGAGGGGTCGTGCGGGTCAGGTGTTAGGAATGGGGTTCTCGGGTGGAAAGACCCAGTTAGGGTTGAAGATGGCTAAGGCTCCTAAGAAGTTAGGGTGTTCCAATATGAAACAGATGGTTGAAAGTGATAAGGTTATCTTCAAAGACTTTCAAATTATCAACGAACTGACCACCTTTGTGGAAAAGAAATCTTCATTTGAGGCAGAAGATGGGTGTCACGATGACCTGGTGATGTGTCTTGTGATGTATGCCTGGGCGGTTGCCCAAGACTACTTCATTGAGATGACAGACCAGTCTGTTCGAGAAGAGTTGTATGAAAAAGATAAGAGACAACTCGAAGAGGACATGTCACCTTTCGGTTTCATTGTGAATGGAACAGAGGATGAAGTGATTGTAGAGAAGGAACATGGATTGGTTTGGAAGATGGTTGATGATGATCCACGATGGGATAGGTATAGAGAAAAGGTAACGGACTATGATCTAGAGTCATTATCAGAGTACGGATTACCATCCTCGGACTGGAATTGGGGATAAGACCTTCTACCATCTCTTATAGGGTGTCATTTTATTCCCCGTAACCCCCTTAGAAACACATAAAAATCTAAATAATTCTGATAATTCCTATTATCGGGAGATAAGAAATGGTTATTAAGACCGCTTCTCCGGGCGTGATCGTAAATGAAATCGATCTAACCAGGGGAACTAGTGATGGTATCACTACTAACGTTGGCGGTATGGTGGGTCCTTTTGCAAGAGGTCCTGTTGATGAGATGGTTCTCATCGAAACCGAAGCTGAATTCCAAAAGACATTCGGCAATCCAACGACAGAAAACGCAGAATATTGGTGGACAGTATCGAACTTCCTGGAGTACGGTGGTGTTATCTATGTGATTCGTTGCGACGACGCATCGGGTGGAACCCAATTGATGAAGAACTCGGTGACCAATGGTTCACCTGTCTACATCAAGAACAGAACTGACTTCGAAGAGAACTTCGATGACGGTGTTTCACTTCCTGCATACTTTGCAGCCAGAACACCTGGTAAGTATGGTAACTCTTTCGGTGTTGCTGTAATTGACCATGGTGCTGACCAGCAACTGACACTGGGAACCACAACTATTAAGGATGAGACTGGTAACGTAACAAGTTCCGCAACACGTCCTGAAACGACAATCGAACCCGGCACAGGCCTTGAGTTCTATGAGGCAGTAAGAGCACCCGGTTTCGCAGCTCCTACTGGTTGGGCAACTCCAGCAGCTACAAACAGCACATCTGACATCACTCTGAATGGTGAGCAGGATGTCAATGGTGTCACGACATCATCTTCCAGAGTTCTGGTGATGGGTCAGACCAACGCCGCTGAGAATGGCATCTATGTTTCTGCCGCTGGTGCTTGGACACGAGCAGCTGATGCAGCTAATGCTTCTGACTTCGAATTCGATAAGTCTATTGAAGTCTCTGGTGGTGCAGGTGCTGGTACTTACT